AGTCATGGACACCTGACCGCCTCGCATGTGGCGTTGATGATGGACTGGGTAAAGAGTGCGAGACTTGTCGAGAACATCAATCATCAGGATTCATGGGTAGATAAGTGTGGTTACTCGGCTCTCGGAGCAGAGCACAGTGGCAGGGGGGACGACAAACCTTCTATCTTACTGCCTCGGCACGAAGAAATATTAGCTAGAGTGGAAACGAAGAATGCAAAGTAATTTATTTGGCAGTGCATTACACCATCAGATCAAAGGGGAACTAGATCTAATAGATCAGGACTGGAACATACCGCCAGAGTATCCAGACCTGACAGGCTACAAAGATGTGGCTGTAGATCTTGAGACCTACGATCCTAACATAAAAACACTGGGGCCAGGTTGGGCACGTAAGGACGGTCACATCATTGGCATAGCTGTGGCAGCAGGGGAATACAAAGGGTACTTCCCTATCCGCCATGAGAACTCACACAATCTAGATCCGAAGTTCACACTCAAGTGGCTGAAGAAACAGATGGCTGTGCCTGACATGAACGTGATCATGCACAATGCAACCTACGATGCAGGTTGGATGAGGGCCGAGGGCATAGAGATACAGGGCAGGATCATTGACACGATGATTACTGGTGCATTGGTGGACGAGAACCGTTGGTCCTTTGGCCTTGATGCAATGTCTCGAGACTTCGTGCAGCTTCGAAAGAATGAAAGGCTTTTACAGGCAGCAGCCAAGGAGTGGGGCGTAGATCCAAAGGCAGAGATGTACAAGCTACCGCCTAAGTATGTGGGTGCCTATGCCGAGCAAGACGCAGTTGCTACGCTTAAACTATGGGATGCGCTGAAGGTACAACTCGAGGAGCAAGAACTCTGGCACATCTGGAATGTAGAGACGGATCTTATACCCTGCATGTTGGACATGAGAACCAACGGTGTGCGTGTGGATCTCGACAAAGCAGACAAGAACAAGAAGTTAATTCGCAAGCAGTCCAAAATACTGCGCGGTAAGATAGAGAAAGAAGCAGGGATGGAAGTGGACATTTGGGCCTCTGCATCCATAGCTAAAATGTTCGACAAGATGGGCATGGAATACCCGAGGACACCGCTCAAGATAAATACTAAAAAAGTAAAATTAGAGGACGGCACGATTGAGGAAAAAGAAATCAGCCGCTCTGGAGATGCTCCGTCCTTTACAAAGTCTTGGCTCAATGACCACCCTTCTGAGATTTGCCAGACACTGGTTAAACTACGTGAGTTTGATAAGGCAGACTCTACGTTTATCGATAGCATACTGCGCCACGAGCACAACGGACGGATACATACAGAGTTACACTCTACACGAAGGGACGAGGGAGGCACGGTGACTGGTAGATTTTCATCTTCCAACCCAAACTTACAGCAAATTCCTGCGCGAGATCCCGACATCAAGAAGATGATTCGTGGTTTGTTTATACCGGAGGACGGTTGCCAGTGGGGATCATTTGATTACTCGAGCCAAGAGCCGAGGTTACTGGTGCACTTTGCAGCGTCCGTACCTACACACCTACGCCATGCTGTGGTTGATAACATCGTGGATGAGTTCAACACAGGGGATGTGGATCTCCATCAGATGGTGGCAGATCTGGCAGGGATTACGAGAAAGCAAGCGAAGACCGTGAACCTTGGGATCATGTACGGCATGGGCGTAGCAAAGTTAGCAGATCAGCTAGGCATACCTGCGGATGATGCGAAGAGTTTGATCAGACAACACAGGGACAAGGTGCCGTTTGTTAAAGGACTGGCTGACTTAGCTACCAAACAGGCATCAGCCAACGGTCAGATACGCACTCTACTGGGCCGTAAGTGCAGGTTTCACCTTTGGGAACCTGTCACCTTCGGAGTAGGTAAACCCTTACCTCACGACGAAGCACAGAAGGAATACGGAAAACAGATTAGACGGGCCTTTACTTACAAGGCACTGAACAGATTGATCCAAGGATCAGCAGCCGATCAAACAAAGCAAGCGATGCTTGATTGTTACAACGAGGGACTTACTCCTATGCTCACGGTTCATGATGAGTTATGCTTTAACATAGAGAACCAAGATCAGGTAGGAAAGATTAAAGAGATTATGGAAACAGGAGTGCCACTCAAGGTCCCTTCCAGAATTGACGTAGATATTAAACCAGATTGGGGAGAAGTAGAATGATTGAACCAGATATGAAAACACTTGGACTGAGGGACATGCATCCAATGCAGGTCGAATCACTCATGGACTTTGTGGGTTGGGCCATTGACCTAGCTGCACTGGTCGGTGATGAAGATCTCCTAAAGGAAACAGAGGGATCGGCTGACGAACTGGTTAGGATGTTCGGAGGCAAAGGCGTTAGGATTGAGATCGAAAGTTAGTCTGTACTGCTTTTGAATATCTCTAGATCTCTTAATGCAGAAATTGGATTGCTTGCTGTACCCAGTATAGTTCTGGTTTTATCTTCAACTTGCTTTGGCGTTACAGGCTTTGATGAGGGCGCGACAGTAGTGGTAGCAGGGCGCGTTTGTTCTGTGTTTTGAAAACGAGCGAATGGATTTACATCGGAAGAAGTATTAGTCTCAACAACGGGCACTTCAGGTTCTTCTTCTGAAATAATTGGAGTATTCTGAAAGGATTTTCTTACTTCATTTATTTCTCTAGTCGGCACACGGTTTAATATTCTGTTTTCTTTTTGTACATTAACTTCGTTAGCAACTTCACGAATTAAATTTCTACTTACTTTAATTGGTCTGTATCTATTGTTAAGAATATCTATGACTTCTCTCTTAGATACACCTGTATTCTTGAACGCTCTTATTAGTTCGCCTTTAGTCATACCAGCAGCCTGTGCTTTTAACATTTTATCTCGGAGTTCTGCTTGGTGTCTGCGACGTGCTTCATTTGCTTGGACATACGCACCCAATATGTCATCGACGTCTGCGTCATTATCATCAGCTACTTTAGTGAAAATCTGAACGGCACTGGATCTATTTGCAGAATACTCACCTCCAGCATAACCAAGACTACGATCTACCTTAAGTCTCATGGGTCGAACACCAATGAGCATGGTGCCAGCTTCTTCCGCTATAGTGTAGGGGTCTCCGTCTCTTGAGGGCATACCAGTAATAGCTCGAGTGGCACGACCTGAAACAAAATCCCCACCTTTGACTGTCATGAATTGATCAACAATTCCAGGCATAAAGGCTGCTCCTACGTGAAACAAGGACTTAGATAGTTTGTCACCCATCATTTCCCCTGGCTCGTAGATCTCGGCCCCTGTCTGTGTTTTACCGTCTCGTATTGTTACATCGATAACTCTTTCAGCCGCTAAACCCTCTGAAGCAAATGGTTCTGCAAACTTCTTGAAACCTTCCCACGTTCCAGAGAAGATCTGTTCTGCTTCGTTAGCCCCGACTTCACCCTTCTCCCCATACACCTGCAATGCGGCACGAGCAGGGGCAAGCATGAACTCATATGGTAGCATGTAAGACAAGTCTGCATAATCTGCTTGCCCGTCTTTAAGCTTTTCCAGATACATAAGAGTATTACCCTTAGTCCAGTAAGCACTGTTCTCTTCAAGAAGGGCTTCTTCTTCTGGTGTGATGTCAAGGATCGTGTGTGCAGCGTCACGCATAGCCAACGGAGCAACCTGTGCCATGGAGATGTACCCTGTTAAACGTTGGGCACCTATGCCTCGAACCTGACGTGCTATCCTGTTTGCATTCTGTACTCCTAATTCATCTATCATCTGTTGAGTAGGTTTGAATCCCATCTCTTTGACGGCACGATTAACAATGTTCCCTGTTGTACGGATAATCTCAGCAGGAAAAGCCATGAAGTTACCAACGACGGGTATACGGCGCAAAGCTTTGATAGCTTCAGGAACCATGGAGTATGTGGGCATGGTTTGTTTTACTAAGTCAATAGCAAACAAATCCCCAAACTCTGTCCCTGCGATTGATCTGGATCTTTGTGCAAGACCAGAAGCAACTAAAGCTTCCTGAACTGCGGGAGACACATTGTCTATGTCTATCCCACCCTTACGAAGAGCGGCACCATACCTTGCTTTTTCTCCCAAAGCACCGACCACCTTCCAATAATCGTCACCCAATCCGTATGTCTTTTCCATGAAGCGAACAGGGGCACCAAGCTTAGATTGTCGAAAGGCGTTACCTGCTTTGTTAAGCCGTGCAGATACACCCAGTTCAGTTTGCTCTTGCAGCAATCGGCGCATCTCGTTGATTTGTATGTTTTGACCAATCGCCCCTTCGTCCGCCATTGACCGTAGTAACTTAAATTGTTCTGGACTTTCGAGAGCATTGGAAACCAGAACGTCTGCACTTTCAAACAACCCTAAGTTCCTGCCCAGCAAACCATTTGCCCCTACGACAAACGTGTTGGATAAAAAGTTTCTGATTTGTGACA